CTATAAGTATTCAGTTCCTCCAGTCCACACAGTCGACGAAATTTTAGGTCGGCTGATGAAGGCGTACAAAGACAAGACCAATGTCCTGTTCTTACATGTACCCGGAGTTAATGCTGAACCATGGTCCGAAAAATATCGAAAGATGTTTAAGAAACATGTTCCAGGGGCTTCCGACTACGAAGAGCCTTGGCACGATTACACTTACCTTGAGGTAGAAGGGACTACTTTCAGTGGTCATTCGACCAAAACCACTCTCGGAAACACGCTCAGATCGCTTTGCTACGCCTGGTATTACTTGATGGATGCCGGGGTAAGTGACACTCCATGGGATATGGAGAACATCTACGTTGTTGCATCAGGAGACGATGTGGTAATATGGACTATGCCAGAAGATTCTGAGAAATTGCAGGAGTCAATTCTGAATCTTACGTGCAGAGCTCCAGCCGATATTTATGTCGGTTTGGGGTAATGCGTAAAGAAAATTGACGTCGGGGCTTTTTGGGAGATAGAATTCTGTTCTCTCAAGAGCTATTCGACGGACGGTTCTCTTGAAAACTGGCAAGTTTGCAGGGACGTTTAAAAGGTTTTGACCACCCGATAATTCTTTACCGGGACGAACGCACACATACTCGTACATCCAGCGCTACACAGGTTAGCTATATACGAGGGAATCAGGAGTGAAGGACTGTCCACTACTCTTGAGGATATGCTGTACATGCAGTATCTAACCGCACTACGAAAGTTCGGTACAGTGGACATAACGCCGGACCAGGCACATACTAAGTTGGCGCTGCATAAATACGTGAAGCACGCTAACACAAGCATCGGATACGAACTGGAATCATTGATCGACCAGGAGCTCAACATTAACGTTGTCGATGTATGGAAGTTGTCTGTGGACAACACCATTTACGCTGGTCAGGCAGGCAAGAGAGCTCTATATAAATTACACAAATCGAAGATCAATGAAGGGAAAAGACAAAAACAAAATGGCAGAGAAGCTAAACAAGTTGGAGAAGTTCGTTCACGAGCTAGACCACAAGAAAAAGTAGTCTCACCAAAAATCTAAGCCAAGCAAAAGGCACAATCCCTAAATCACAAACGGCCAGGTAACAAGGCCTAACTTCAAGAATGGTATGCTGCAGTAAAAAGACAGCGTGAAGCCAATCATGACCGCGTGGGACGATATGCAAGTCGCGAAGATGCATCCAGGCCAGTTCAACGTTCCATATGTCGCGGGAATGAATGTTACAAATTTGCCGACCAACACTTTCTCAGTGAGTAACACTTTTGCTGAGACTAGTGTTCATGGAAGTCAGGGTAGTGACACACCACTTGGATAGGAGGATTACCTCCTTCTCATGTGGTCTCCGACCGTGACAGCTTTCTACGGCGACGGTGCCACTGGCAGTTTTTCCTAATCAGAGAAACTGGGTGGACTCGTCATCGAACAGGTAAAAGCCTCGGACTTGGATACTCCTTTCATAATAAGAGACATCTTTGTGAAGTAGTAGACAAGCCGGAGCATGTTAGAGACCTATGGTTCTGACATGACCGGATTTTCCGCAGGTGGCTTTGTTTGGACAGCGGATATTACCATGAACATTTTGTGTCCACAGGCTTCTCTCGTAGGTTCCTTTTTCAGAGGAACTATTCAATACGGGCAGATGTCTGCGGGCCCATCTGCTAATGGAATGTCGTTGCGTTAGTTATTGGAAATTGCTGGTGATGCTGAAGTTCAGTAGCCCCAGTTCCAAATGCGAGCAGGTGTTGTTAATCATAACATCGTGTATGAATCTCAATAAGTCAAGGGAACGGGGACTGTTGAGAACGAATTTGTTGCCGAGCTAGTCAACTATGTTATATTGCAGAAACCTGCGTAGAACATTACGACCGGTGATAATTTCAAGTACACGTTGTAGGCTAACATTAAAGGTAACGGTGTTTTCTGGGGTAAGCCAGACGACACAATAGCCAACAACTTGTTCAAGACTAATGCCAACGGCAAATCACCGTTGCCTGGAATGCTGTCGGGTGTGACACAAAATCCTGAAATTCAGGTCAAGATGCCAAAACCAACCAGTTTGTGGCAAGGAGCGAAGAACCTATTAGGCAAGGTTTGGGATAACCGCTCCTCCATCATGTCGGTGGCTGCAAAAGTAGCTCCATTCTTGATGGCTGAAGAACCCATTGAACCGATTGACGAATCTAAGATCGAAGTGTGCAAAGTTGCATATCTTTTACATTTACGCCAATTGACCAAACAAATAGAGTAGTTAAAATAACTGAACCCATTTATCGACTCTGAAACGCTTGCTATATTCTTACGAGACGAGACAATTCGTGTCCAATAGATTTAGCATAGGATGGTGACATGCACATCAGCAGACGACAGTTTGCTTGAAGTGCTATCACAGCCGTAGACTGAAAAGTCCGAAAGAACGGCAACGACGAAAGTCACAAAGAGATGATGATAGTTTTCCACGGTGGAATACTGATTCACCCACCTGCACTGGTTCTTTAGCAGGTCAACAACGCCACTCCCCCCTTTTTGGGAGTGGCAGATTTCCCCTCCTTGGGTTGAAGGAGGGATGTCGACACGGTGTCGACTAGGTGGGCCATCTGAAAGGTG